CAAGAACATAATTAAGTTTAATAAAATGTTAATAAGCATACCTGATGCGTGTAAGCGTGTATGGGATATGTCTGAGAACAGATGGGGTTACAAACGTACTAAATAGTACATGGACTCAATTCAAGAACTAGAGCACTTATCCATAGAGCTAACTACATTAATACTGCCTTGGATAAGTGTTCTTATTTCAATCGTATTCGTATTCTGGTTTAAAGACTTTGCTACTTCACTAGCGAAAGGATTTAAGTTCAAACAGAATCCATTATTCAATGAAGGTGATAAAGTATTACTTGAAGGGCAAGATGCTATTATATTGAAGATCGGGTTGCGTAGTACCGTATTTGGGTTATATACCGATCGTGGATATACTTGGAGAGTAATAGCTAATGAGAGATTAGAGTATCTTAAATTAGAAAAGATTATAGATACTAATGTACATATGGATAGTGAAGCTGAACAGGGTAAGCGTATTCAAAGCCTAATAGATCAAGCACAGGATGATAAGATAAAAGCAAATAAAGAAAGAATAGAAAAACTGGAGAAATAGATGGCAGACAATATAATACAGTTTCCTAAAGACAAAATGAAAACACCTCCTCAATCAAAAAAGGAGTTAGATCAAGAATTATTAAATAATAAAGTAGCGTATGTTGAAGATGTTGCAACTCATTATGGTAGTTCTGTATTCAACAAACTAGCAATGCACGGATTCAATGTAGATGATGATAACTTTATAAAAGACTATGCGTATGTTATAGAATCTTTGAAGTCTTGTTTACTTAATAACGTAGGCGTAACGCATCCTATACAAAAAACCGTAATAGAAGATGTAAATAAATTCTATGGTGTAGATGTAACGTCTGAGTACTTAACTGAAGAACAAGAAGAAGTATTAGATGAAATGGAAGAAGAGGATAAACTATTATGAGTGAAGAAAGCTATACCGCTGTTTGTACCGGTGGTCCAAAAGAAAACGATAAACATCCTATAGTATATCTTGATTTAACAGGCGGAGACGTACGTTGTCCCTATTGTAACAAGTTATTCGAGGGAGTTAAGTTATAGTGTATTATAACCCTGCTATAAAGGTTATAATTGCTTTACTGATAATACAGTTAATCTTACATGTATTAGAAATTTTAGTTGACTTAAAATATATTTCCGTGTAAAATAAGGTATGATCCTTATTGACCTAAACCAAGTTTGCATAGCAAACATACTTCAAGAGATAAAACAAATCAAAAAGATTGAACCTTTGTTGGTAAAGCATATGATTTTATCTACTTTGTTGTTCTATAGAAGAAAATTTAAAGATCAATATGGTGATTTAGTTATATGTTGCGATAGTAAAAGGTCTTGGCGTAAAGATATATTTCCTTTTTACAAAGCTAATCGTAAATCTAATAGACAAAAAGATGATATTGATTGGAATGGTATCTTTGAAGTTATAAATTCTCTAACAGATGACCTTGTTAAACAGTTTCCATATGCAGTTATACAAGTTGACCAAGCAGAAGCAGATGATATTATAGGAACTTTAGTAAAAAATTACTATCGTGATCAAAAAATAATGATAGTTTCAAGTGATAAAGACTTTTTACAACTACAAAAGTACTTTAATGTTGACCAATATAGCCCAACTCAAAAAAAATTACTGCAATCTAAGGATCCAAATGGTTATTTACGCGAACATATTATGAAAGGTGACCGAGGAGACGGTGTTCCTAACTTTTTATCTGATGATGATACGTTTGTAACCGACAAAAGAAGCAAAAAAATACTAAAAACTAAGCTAGAAGCATGGAAAACTTTGGATCCAATCGAGTTTTGTGATGAAAAAATGTTGAGAGGATGGAAAAGGAACGAGCAACTAGTCGATCTTACACATACTCCTATAGATATAAAACAAAAAATCGTTGACAAATTCGATACATACGAGTATAATCGTAGAGATAAACTACTAAATTACTTTATACAAAATAAATTACGCAATTTAATTGAACATATAGGAGATTTTTAATGAACCTTAGCGTAGCAGAAGTGCTAAAGAAGGCAGGATCGTTCAAAGAAGTATCAGAACGAGTACAATATCTAAAAAAGAATGAGTCAAAAGCACTCAAAGCTGTCATATATTTTACATATGCAAAGGAAGTTGATTGGTTAATACCAGAAACTGATCCACCATACAAAGAAACAACACCAGAACAAGACTTACAAAACGTATTGAAGTCAAGTTATAACAGATTAAGAATATATGTTAAGAATGGTGGCTATGATAAAATGAGTAAGACTAAAAGAGAAATGAATTTTATTGAATGGTTAGAGACATTAGACTGTGAAGATGCAAAACTAATCTTAGCTATTCGTAAAGGTGAGATGCCTTATCCTGGAATGACAAGGCATGTTGCAAAAAAAGCGTTTCCAGATATAGCAGGAAACTTTAAATAATGCATTACTTAGTATGGGCACAAATAATCTTCATACTTGTAATGGCTTGGCTAACCGTTTTTTTAGTGATAGGAGGATAAAATGGATAGAGATAAAATTTGTGTTATACTATTGTTAACATTATTTGGTGTTTTAGTTTTGACTGGGTGTCATGCAACTTGGAAATCTCCAGCTGATGTTGACAGAGAAAGATTTTCAATAGAACATATACATGGACCAGATTGTATACACGAACATTATAGAGGAAGAGTCAATGGGTAAGGTTATTGAGTTTCCTCAAAACAAACTTTGGACTATAAGTTTTATTATTCCAGATGAAATATCTATGGAAGGACAAAGTAAAGATATCCATTGGACATTCGAACATAATTATGGTACAGCTGAAGTTAAAGCAAGAACTTTGAAAGAAGCTAAACAAAAAATTTTAGACTGTATAGAAATAGATAGCTGGTGTGATATTGGTATGGAATATGCAACAGAAATTGAATAGTGAACCAGCTTTTATTATTGGTAATGGAAAGTCAAGAGAACAACTTAATTTTGAAAGACTTATAGGACAGGGTTGTACGTTTGGTTGTAATGCCTTGTATAGAGACTTCAAACCTGATTATGTGATACCAGATTATCTTGTAGCTATAGATCCTGTAATGATACAAGAAATAAAAGACAGTGACTTTCCTTCAGAGAGATTTATAGAACCTCCTTTTCATGAACAGTTTGAACCAGCAGAATGTAATCCAGCTAGGTCAAGAAGTAATGCTGGAATGAATGCTATGTTGGAAGCTATAAAGATGGGATTCAAAACACTTTACATGTTTGGTTTTGATTTCGTCTTGAAGGATCAATACTATAGTACTTCAAATCTATATGATGGAACTCATGGTTATGGTCCTGAAACAAGAGCAAGTTATAATGACAACATCAATAGATGTTTATATATGACATACATTGCTCAAAAAAATCCTAATATAAACTTTAAATTTGTGCTTCCTAGAAGTCAAAAAGAAATACATACTATTAACAGTAACAATGTTACCGGAATGTATTATGAAAAATTTGATCCGGAGATGAAGGTAGTACAGGAAAATATAGCTAGTTAATGCCAATATATATTTTTAAGAATACAAAAACAAATGAAACCTATGAAGAGTTTCTCTCAATGTCTGAGAGAGAACAATACCTAAAAGATAATCCTGAAGTGATTCAAGTTCCTACAGTGCCTAACATTGTTGGTGGAGTCGGTGGAATAAAAACAGATGACGGGTTCAATGAAGTACTTAGTAAGATATCAGAAGCTCATCCTACAAGTACTCTTGCGCAACGTCATAAAAGAAGAACCGGCAAAGAAGTCAAAACACAACAAGCAATCAACAAACATAGGAAAAGGATTAAACATGCAACAACCCGTTCTCGCGTATAGTCAAAGTTTCAATAGTCAATTATCAAGAAGAGAAAGAAAATTATTAAAGAAGCAAGCAAAGTTACACAACCAAACAAATCATTCTTTAACACTTAAAGCGATTACACCAAAGACAAAGAATCAAGCAAGAGTATGGAATGAATTTAGAAAAGGACAAAACTTACTATGTCATGGAGTAGCAGGGACAGGAAAAACATTTATATCGATTGGTCTGGCATTGAAGTCAATCCTAAACCAAGAGTACAACAGGCTAACAATAATCAGGAGTGTAGTACCAACAAGAGATATGGGCTTCCTTCCAGGAAACCAAGCACAGAAGAGTAAAGTATATGAAGGACCATACTATAGTATATGTAACGAATTATTTGGAAGAGGAGATGCATACGAATTGTTAAAGTTAAAAGATATGATAAAATTTACAAGTACTTCATTTATTCGTGGAACTACAATCGAAAATAATGTAGTATTAGTAGACGAATGTCAAAATATGACATTCCATGAATTGGATACAATAATAACAAGGCTTGGAAGAAACTGTAGAATAATATTTTGTGGAGACTTTAGACAAAGTGATTTACAAAAAGAAGAAGACAGAAGTGGATTGAGAAAGTTTATGCAAGTGATTAGAAAGATGAAAGGTATGAGTGGTATTGAATTTGAACAAGATGATATTGTAAGAAGTGCATTTGTCAAAGAATATATTATAAGTAAATTAAATTATGGAATCGTTTAAACACAAAAAGTTATTTGACTTTAAAAAGTTACCATACAAAAATTATGATGGAAGGAGACTATATGAAACTCCTTCCGGAATGACCTATCCGTCTATTACAAGTGTACTAGGTTGGTTTAAAAAAGATAGTATACAAGAGTGGAGAAAAAAAGTAGGTGAAAAGGAAGCCAATAAAATATCAACACAGAGTAGTAGAAGAGGTACAGCTGTACATCAGATATGTGAAGACTATCTAAACAATAAAGAGTATACTTTAAAACATATGCCAAGTAATCTAGAGTTGTTTAGAACTATTAGACCTATACTTCAAAAAAATGTAGAGTTAGTATATCATCAAGAAGTTCCATTATATAGTGATAAGTTAAGAGCAGCTGGTAGAGTTGACTGTGTATGTAAATGGAATGGTAAAGATAGTATAGTAGATTTCAAGACAAGTAGAAAAGCTAAAAAGAAAGAATGGATCCAAGACTATTTTGTTCAAGCTACAGCATATAGTTTAATGTTTGAATTTTTAACTAAGATCCATATACCTAATATTGTTATTTGTATGGCTGTGGAAAATGATAAACCTTTATTGTTTGAAGATACTATCTATCCATATGTCCCAACATTGTTAAGTAAACTTGAAGAGTATCATGCATATCATGATAATGAAAGAATGGATGAAATAATTGAAGATCAGATAGCGAAGGCAGGTTCGTGATTTGTGAAACCAAAAAAACATAAACTTTTATTGAACAACCCTTATTACATTCCTTTCATGATAAGGATGTATGAAAGACTTTTAAATAATGCAACAAGAGCTTATCAAAATGCAAAGGATCCAAAAATAAAAGCATATTGGAAAAAATGTATGAAAATAATTCACTTTAGAAGAACAGAATGGGAAACACAAGTTGAGTTATCTAAAAAAGAATTATGAAGTTTTTATGACCATTTGATTTTGTGATATAAATTATAGTATGAAATATATTTTTACAATCCTTATTTTATTAGCATTCCCATTACAATCTAAAGACACCTACATTAAGTTTGGTATTGGTCAACAGGATGGATTAAATGGAGGTAAAGATGCTAAAGAATATGGACTTACTGTAGGTAAAAAGTTTAATGATTTCTTTGCAGGTGAAATAAAAACAAGAACAAAGA